AACTGCTGGAGTTGATCTTCTGCTATATTCTGTGCAACATCTTTTACAAAGTTGGTTAGTCCTTCTGTAGTATCATCATACTCATTCTCTAACTCATACCCAAGGGTATTTGCAATTTCAAAGATGATAGATTCTTGAGAATCTTCATTATCATTATCATCTTCTACTTCCTCATCATCTTGAGGGTCTGCTAACGGATCATCCTCGTCATAGTCACGAGGTTCAGTATCTATTTCTTCTCCCTCCTCTTCCTCTTCAACGTCATCTTCAATTTCTTCTTCAACTTCAGTTTCTTCTACTGCTTCAAGTCCATCTCCAAGCATGTCATCTAAAGACAGTGCATCTAAATCGACTTGAGGTTGAGATTTGGTTTTGGTTGTTCTGCTCATGATACAAAAATATTTTTATTTGGTTTAATTTGCAACATATATTTAGTTTTTCTAAATACCTTTATAATATCCCACTTTCCCTTATTTCTTTGGGGATTTAGCCTTAATCTTTTTCTCTTGTTTTAGCATTGCAGCTGTAGGTTTCTTTCCAGAACCTTTATTAGCTCGAATATTATCCCATAATCCTCTCTGCGAATAAGAGCCATCAGCTCTCTTAATCATCTCTTTCTTAGCCATATTATTTATATTGATTTAATGGATTTAATTGTCTTATCAAATCATAGTAAGAACCTGATGGAGGAGTAGGTTTTTTACCTTGAACCATTCTATTAAATTCCGTTAAAGCTGAATTTGGGATTCCCATCTGTCTTGCTTTATTAGCGCTGGTTTCGAATCTTTCAATATCTTTTCCGTCTACAGCTTCTTTTCTTTTCCACCCTCGAAGCCATTGCTCGGCTGAAGTGGTTTTTCCTTGAGCATACGCTCTCATATTAGTTCCTTCAGAGTAATTCATGTCTAATAAAAATAATGCTCTCTGTCTATCTAAAGATAAGTTTCTAGCATCATTATTTGGAATATTTATCCAACTTGGGACTTTATTTCCTGTCTGCTCCGCATATTGTCTGACTCTTTGCTGCAATCTTGGAACAGTAGATGCCTCAATTTGAAATGCTCCTTTTGCAATTCCACTTCCTCTTTGTACCATTTTAGGATCCATTGTATGCCCACTTTCATGATACCCAGATGTATCACTTAGAGCTAAATACTGTTGGGGAGTTCCTCCATGCATTCTAGCCATATGTTTTGCTACTTCAAACGCACTAAATGGATCTACATTTTTACTGCCCCCTCCTTGGTATTTACTAACACTCCCAGATCTTAGTAATCCTCCATATTTTTTAAACCCTTGCTTTTGGAAAAAATATTTAGATGTAGCACCCTCACCGCTCCAGTCAGCTTGCCATATAGGAGTTGTTGTTGGGGAAAATTCTCTTTCATCAGCTACTTGCGTTATTTTAGGAACAAGTCTCTCATATGTATCTTCAGTTCCCGTAAATACTCTTATTGAATTATTGTCATTAATGCCTCTTCTAGTATCTATTGGTTGGTTGAATGTTCTAAGTAAATTTTGATAAACTCGTTCATAGCTATCTCCAAATTGTGGATTTCCAATAAGGGAGTTTACAATTCCTTCGAATTGTTCCTGAGAATACAAACTATTTATACCTGGAGCATAAGGTCCTGACCCTTCTTGTATAAGCCCCTGAATTTGTCCCATTAGATATTTACCAGACATATTAGGAGTTATATCTATAGGCATAAGTTCTCCAATAACATTCCCATAATACCGTGCCCTGTCAAGATCTGAAGTACTATATATACCTGGTCCATAAGCCCTATCGCCTGATCCAAATGGGGATGTTAAAAATTTTGCAGCTTCGTCTAGATTGTTTGCGCGTACTCCTCTAAATGATGTTAAATATTGTCTCCCAAAATCTTGAACTGCCGAAGCAACTTCCGGGGAGTTCATCATTCCAGTATTATATGTAGCTGCAAGTTGTGGGTAATCTGCTAAAACAGTGTTTATAAGTCTACCAGTGTTATTTTGTCCACTTCCTCTCATTTGAGTATCGGGATAAATATCTCTATAAAGCTGTCTAGCATTATTGCCAGCTATACTAATTGTACCAGCAGCGTTAGCTAATTCCTCTGACATCCCCCCTGTATTATTATATGCTGCGCTACTCACAAGGTTAGCAGCTTCTTCAGCTGAGGTGATATCATGTCTTTTAAATGTATTTGCAGCTTCAAACAAATCTTGGGCCGAATTAGGAACTCTTATTGTTCCTGGTAATAGTACTGATGCAGCAGCTAATCCTGCTCCTAATCCTCCCTCAAGATAATTACCCTTTGCTATTTGTGCTCCAGATTCTATAATTCCCTGCAAATCTCCAGCAGGAGTTACGTATGTAGCTGGGGATACGCTCTCTGCTCTCCCGCTGGTCATAGCTGCACGTTTGTTGGGGTCTCTCCATTCATTAGTTTTGTTAAACATTAATGTTTGGAAAGCCTGCTCTTCGGCCTGCCTTTGTGCCCTTGGATCTATAACTCTCTGTGCTGGTCTATCTCTTACCAACGGATCAGGACGTACATCCATTGGTTGGAGGGTAGTTATTTCCGCATTAGGATTTCTTCTAGGACCTGCAGTTTGATATCTCCTCACACCTCCTGTCTGCATATTAGCAGGAGTTTCTACAACTGTTCCTTCCTGTGGACCTGTAGGAAGATTCTGTATCCCAGGAGGTACACTCTTGAATGATTCTATCAAATGCCCATTGTTATCATACTTATCAATATTTATTGGGGCTTTCATCCCAACAGTATTGAATGGGGCATTTGCAGGAATATTAGGGAATACCATGCTTTGATCAACCTGCCCTCTTTCATGGAATGGGCGTAAACCTTGCTCTTGTTCTTCAGGAGTATTAGCAACTATTGGTTGAGGTTGCTGTTGTTGCATCTGTTGCATTTGCTGCAACTGTTGCTGTCCTTGTTGTTCTTGAACAAACTCCGAGATAATATCTCTCCCTGCATCATATGCAGAGAATACATCCATAATCGAACCTGGGAATCCAGATTGTCTATGTCTGTTTAATAGTTCTCTTCGAGTTTGATTATTCATTAACCAAGAAACTTAAGTTTATAATATGCGGAGTTAAGAGCAGTTTTAATAGTATCTAAATCATTTACAATCTCAGATTGCTCTATAGTCTCTTGTACTTCGTGGATCTTATCTCTAAGCTTTTTTATGTACGTAAGAGCTTGATCAATTGAGTTTAATTCAGGAGCATATACAAATTTATATTTAGGAATTTCTCCTGTAGCCCCTTGAAATGATTCTGCAACTTGATCAGTTAACTCTCTGAGTTTATCATAAAGTTCATTCAGCGCTTTGTGTTGAGCATATGCTGAAGTTCCTGTTACAATTAAGTGCAAGATATGAAATTTATTAGAAGCATCCAATAACTCCACGATTAACTCTGGGAGTGTAGGATATTTCTCTTTCTCCTCTTTAACTTTATTAAGCTTCTCTATATACTTCATTTCTGCTTAGCTTGTGGGGCTGATTGAGCTTGTTCTTTTAACCCAAGTTCTTGTTGCTTGAGGTCTAACTCTTTCTGACGAATCTCAAAGTCAGATACCATCTTCTGCAGATCAATATCAAGTCTGTTTGTTTGATCAGATGCTTCTGCATTGATCAATGCAATCTCAATATCTTTCTGTCTATTTCTCTCGCTGTCCTGATACTTCATCTGAGACTCTTGCTGCTTAGATGCAAGTTCTTTCTGCTTCATCTCCATCTCAGCTTGCTGTTGTGCTTGCTGCAATTCTTGCTGAGCACGTTCTGCTCTTGCAATCTTATCCTTAATAGTTGCAAAGCTCTCAGTATCTAATAACTCTAGAACTGCAGATGCTGGAACTCCGTTCTGCATCATAGCCTGTGCAATAGAACGTGCCTGCTGTAAGTTCTCTTGATCCTTTCCTGAGTCAGACATAAATATCCCGTACTCAGTTTCCATATGCCCAAGAGAATCAAGATCTAAGTATTGAATAGAGGTATCTGGGAGTATGTATGTTCCCTTCTTCCCACTTACCCAAGCTTCTTTCGAATAATCCAACAATCCTTGAAGTTCTCTCTGTTCGAATTGAGCAAACTTCCTAAAGATATCTTCAGTGATATGTGAGGATTGTACAATAGCCTGCTGTGAAGCACCCTTTCCTTCATACGTTCCAATACTCCCTTGTCTTTGTCTATTAACCCCAGATATCTTTTCCCACTCTAACATAATAGAGTCAAGTAACTGAATATACTGAGCTATTGTCTTTACAGACATATCAAGTACCGACTGGTGTGTTGGGGACAGCTGAATACCTTCTTGATTGTAGTCCACCCATGCAATACCTGTTCCTTCTAAGTAGTACATGAACTTATCCATATCCCACTTCTTAGGGATAAGATTGATATCAAACTGAGCAATAATATCTTTAGATCTAGCAATGGATAGTTCCATTCTATACTTAAAGATGTTATAGTTAAGCTGATAGGGAATCCCTAAACTAACTAAAGAGATGTTATTAGAGTTGACATCAGAGTATCTCCGCCCATTGATTGGGAGTTTACACAATGATGGGTTATCCATTGATGTTCTCTGATTAGGAATTGGGGACATCTTAATATAAAATCTCCCATCTATCCTTGTACCTTCCCATACTTCGTTAACCCATTCAAACTTCAGCTTAGCTCCTTGAGCTTTAAGCTCTGGAGTTAACTTGTATGATTCATCTACCTCCATCTCCTCAATGGTTCCTGTAGTCTGATCCATGTACTCTACAAATCCAATTCTCTTTCTGCTCTTCCAGTAAACAGTGATACACTCAATGAGTCTATTTCTGTAGATATTGTCATTATTCCCTGCAGCTTCAGATCTGTACAATAAGTAAGTATCTACAGATTGATGGGTTGGGTTCTCAAGTTCTAATACTTGTTCTTCACTCAAATAATCCCCAAAGTGATCAACAAGCGTAGATGCATGTGCGAATTTTCTAATAATTGCCCAATCCCCATCTTCTACGAAATCAATATCAGGGTCTTTATCAAAGTCAATATCTAATGGGTTGAGTACCTCGTAGAAAGGTTCTTTCCTGCGGACACCTTTATGAGAATAGCATTCCCCAGAAACTAAGAAGTGAAAGAATTGCTTTTGAAACTTATCGTAGATCTCTTCTTTCTGCATAATGTAATTGATAGCAGCCTGTCCTTTGATGGCTCTATCATCTACATACGTTCTTTCGAATTGCTCAACAATCTGCTTAGGAAGCTCAGGCTGTTGCTGTTGCTGCTGAGGATTGTTTGGATCCATCTGCTGCTGAAGCTTGGCAATAAACGTAGCTTGTATGTTGGTTAAGAGTGATTGCTTTTTAGCCTCCTCTTTCATCGTAATAGCATCCGCATTCTCTACAACAACTGTGTAGTTCATAGGACGCTTTGACTTCTCCCCAAGTAATAAGTCTATAATTGGTTTGATGATTGGATAGTTACGTAATTTAGATGGGAAGTTCTCTCTTGTTTTCCCATAAGGCTTCAATACGTACTTATAATCCTGCTCATCAATCTCCCCATTGTAGTAATCATACAGCGTCTTAAGCGTATTTCTGCGTTCAGACAGCCCAAATTTAGATATGTTAATGAATGCATTAACACAATCTTTTCTCCACTGCTCAGACTTCTGGCTTAGTGGGACTCTTTGTTTAGGTATTTTAGCGTATCCGTACATCCTTGCAAAGTTAATAAATTATCTATAATTATTGTCAAACCAGTCATCCAACGCTCTATCGTTTACAATTTCTACAACTTCTTTATTATATAACTCTCGTGTGTGGTACATCACAACCATAAAAGACATAACTCGGTCAAAGTTTCCCTTATGATTAAACTTGATTAACTCTTCAAGTAACGCTAAGTCATTGATTGTATGAAGATTGAGCATTGTTTCCCCATCTTCATTTGTAGAACGTGGAGACACCAACCAGTCTCGTATATACAACTCCCCTTGACGTTTTCTTTGTTCCGTCATGTGCATCCCATACTGTCTCTTTACAGTTCTAGATCTTAGTTCTTTTTTGTCTAACATCTCGAACTCTTCCTGCAGTCTGTGAAGTTTCCTAAATCTCTTAGCGTATGCTATGAGCTCTCCTCGGTCATTTTCAAATCCAATCTTTGCATTGTAGTACTCTGCAAGCATCATTAGATTTTGATTGTATTCATCTTGTGTCTTTGGACGTCCAACATAAGATGCTACTATAAGATCATCTGGTTTAGATAGATTGTTTGGGCGTTTGAATACATATGCAGCTCCTAAAGATTCCCCACTTAATGATGTCCCGTGTGCGTACGGGTCATGACCTATAATATATAGGTTTGCGGGTGTTGTATTGTCTTTAGTTCTGAATGGGGGTTCGTATACAACTACTCCACCTTCTATATCGTCTCCCTTTCTATGCGGGAATTTAGTTATAGCTCTTACATCAGGACTTGGGCGAAAAGAAAGCTCAGAACCTTTGTAATATAAGTATCCTGTAATCCCTGATTTGTCTAAGTCTCTAGTCTTAACTCTATTGTATTGTTCTTTTAAGGAAGCAACATCGAAGAGATTTGCTGTAGTCTGAAGTGTAGCCTCTTGAGGAGTAAATGGATGCTCAGCAATATATTGATCATAAGATTTTGCATCACTTCCCTTTCTCTTATTTTCTCTTTGAGCTTCCTCAAATGTTATTGCTTTCTCAATTTGTGAGTTTCCTTCATCATCAATAAATCCATCTAAGCTTTCGTAGATAGGAACAAAATAACCACATCTTGTTCCCATTGCTCCTGGATCCCATTCATTTTCAAAACCTAAACAATCATATGCATCTGGGTGATAGAATAATTCATCCATCCCATCAAATCCTACTCCTTCTTCTCCACCCGTTCCAAATGCAATCATTGTCCCAAGAGTCTTAGAACCTTGACGCATCGTAGGCATAGCTACTTCCCAAGCTTTTAGGAGCCCTGAGAAAGAACCAGCTTCCTCAAAGAATACTAACTCTCCTGCCTTACCTCTAAGTTTATCAGGATTGTCTTTCAAGCTAACTCCTAGAATCTGAGATTTCATCCCCAATTCTACGTCAGCCCCGTTTACGTTCTTCTTGTACCCAGACTGCTTGTGCATTTCCCTGTCCCTCAATCTCGGTTGAGTCCAAGCTGTATTATCGTCTATGAAGTTTAAGAAGTCCCAAGTCTTAGACAGCAGGCCATCCCCAATTAAGTATTCTTTCTGCTCAGCAAATACGTAGTTCTTGGAGTTACGTATCAGAAAGTAATTACGAGCAAGCATAGACCCAGCTTTGTAAGAATAACCCTTACGTCTAGCTTTTAGAACTACGATATGTTTGTTCTCTCTCCTTGCTCTATCTATTGCGTGAAAGTATTTATAATCCCCATCATAAAATGCTGGGAATGTTCTTTCACGTCGGGAGATCTTAGTCCCATCAAACATTACATCATCTACAGCTCTGTCAATGGGGCAGAAGTTCAAATAAAAATAGTGATACCCTGTAATTCTTACCTCATCTAATTCATATCCTTCAAGGCATCTCTTAGCCTGCTCATCCCAGTATTCATAATACTCTTTTGTTCCTAGGATTGCGTCTGTGTAGTACCCTTGTTTGAGATATGTATTGGCTGCTTCTGAGAATCTATGTGTATCCTTAAACGGCATTTATTGTGAGTATTTGTTAACTACAACCCCACCTCTATTTGGGTTGTCTTTCTGCTGCTCCTTCTTAACTAAGTCTTCTAGTTTACTCAATCCATCTATTACATCTGCAATCTTCCCAAGATTAGCAACTAAGTCTTTAGCTTGGTTAATTGGTCTCCCATTCTGGTCTACCATCGTTAAGTCAATTGTCTTGAAGTATTTCTCAAGAGTAGTGACCGATGTTTTGGCTGACTTTAAGAGTTTAACTGCAGATGTCTCAGACAGTTCTTTATATTTCTCTACTGCTCCCTTTATTTTAGGAGTTAATTTAACATTCAAATCAGTAGATATCTTTTCCCATCTCTCTTCTTCTTCGTAAACAAAGTAAGGAGATCTGTAATCTTCAAAGAAAAAGACTGCAGCAAGCTCGTTAGTCTTTAAATCTTTAAACTCAGAGATGGTTAATATATATGGAGATGGGATAACACTTGTCCCACTAATCGTTATCAGATCTTTCATTGTGCTTGTCTAAATAGTCAGTACGACCTCTACGAACATGAAACTTCCCAAGGTATGGAAGTCTAACAGCTTCAAATTCTCCCTTACGTATTGTACTAGAAACAAATGCAAATTGGGAATATACTGCGTCTTCAATAACATGCAATGGAAGATTGTATTTCGTAGCTAGTCTTTGAATTATAACTTTATCAT